AGAGCCTTGCAGAATATATGTCTTGCTTTCATCCGTGCGTATGCACACGTCACCCGTTTCAGCAACCAAAGCTAACATAGCGCCCTCGGTATTAACAACAAAAGTATCCGTAACCGCAATAGCCGGAATTTGCGAGGGAGTCAGCTTACCCCCGGTTAAGGTTGCAATATCCGAACCCATCATTGAGAGTAAATCAGATAAAGCCTGTGATGCTGTTTCTTTGCTTTCATAAGCATTGCTCTCACTGCCTTTTGCGTTATCCTCACTTTGCTTTGCAACTTGTTCACTCGCTAAGGCTTTAACCGCACTCTGCAGGGCTTCGGCAGCTTTGGCAATAACGGTTTGTGTATTTTGTGCAACTTCTGCTCTGTCAGCTTCAACCTCTGATGCTGTAGCGGTTACGTCCATTTGTATTGCTGTAACCCTCTGCTCCATCTGCTCAAATTCGGATGGCAGAGGAGATGGGAAATAGTCCGTTGCGTTGATGCTATTTTTAACATTCAAGCTATCTATGTTACTGTGCCACTTTTCCCCATCATCATTAAACGCCCGGAGCTGTATATCCAACAGCCCATTTTCAGCAATATGCCCTTGCAACACTTCCCACATTAATATTACTTTGTCAGCCTCTACAGTTTTAACAAGGTCAACAATCTGAGTGCTTCCGGTCATGGTTTTAAGGTCTAACTTAAAATCAAAATCAAACAGCCCTATTTCCGTTATTTCAAACTGCCTTATTTCAATTTTATTATCGCCTACAAAGCCTATATTGACATCAGATGGTGGTATATCTAATATCCTATCTTTTACACTTATCATACCTTTACCCCCTATTTAGCCAAACACATATATCTAAGTGTAATGTATGGCTGTAAATTATTGTGAGCCTGTCCTCCGCCTGAGTTTGATGATTGTATATTTTTCTGATATGCGTCTGCATAAGAGTCTGTAAGACCTACATTGAGATAATTTTCTTGAACTAATGCACTTACATTATGCGTATGCGAAGGCATCTCATCAATTGTAAGTGTATGCTTCTTCTCGCCCCCGATTTCACCAAGCGCATCAAATTCAGATTGCGCCGCATCTAATCCCACTATCACCTTGCCTTTAAGGTTCGGCACATTAAATGTGGTGCTGCCGTCCCCTGCTCCATAGGTTGTTCCCAAAATAGCAAAAAGTGCCGCATAAGTGGTTCGGCTTACAGCCTGTCCCTCAAGCCATATGCAGTTTGCATTTGGCAGGGTGTTACTCATCCAAGGCAGAGGCACACCAAAAGGAAAACTGCTAATGTTTGCAACCTTGGTATCTGTATAACCCTTTGCAGTATTTAAAGCAGCGGTTGCCTTAGCCTGTGCACCATCAGAAGTCTCTTTTGCATTCCATTCGCTTCTTTCGGCGGCAGTAATATGTATAGTTTCTAAACTTGCATGAAAACTTAATGAATTAACATTCGTATTCCACATATCTTTTTCGTCAGAAGTTACATGTTTGAAGGTATCATTTTTATGCGTGTTCATTGCTTCAAGTGTTACGGCAGGAGCTTCCCACCAATTGGCTTTTCCTGTGATAGCCTTAATCCTATTTGCAAGCCACCCCAACACAACATTAACCTTTTCCTTTTGGTTTGTTGTGGGTGGTGCGGTTGATTGCGAAACCTCCGGTGTTAACGCCTCATCAATTACGTCAAAATTCTCACATAAGCTTGGCAAATCAGCATTATCAGCATCTTCCAATTGTTTTAAATTGTAATTAGTTGTATATTTCATTATAACCCTCCTATAAATCTTCGTTTAAAAGCTCATAGCACGTCTTTGCTTTAATTTCTAAAGCAGTAAAACCCTTGACCATAAGGCAGGTGTTATATAAAAACACATAAACCACCGCCAAATGTGCAGGCTTAATGCTTTCCACTGCCTTTTGAAAATCCTCAACATTGGGCGGTCTGCCAATTGTGCTCACAAATTTAATTGTAATACTATAATCGGCATAATTTTCAACCACATCCACAATTCCGTTATCAAAAGAAAGCGCAACGTTTTTTATTTGCTCTTTGGTAGTAGTGCCTACACCACGCAAACGGCTTATAATTCTTGTTCGCCGAATTGCATTGCTTAAGGCTGTATCGACAGATAAACCCACATCATTTTCATGCAGTGTAAGAGTGCCTGTTGCCGAATTAACAAAAAACTGATTGCTTGTATCAGCCTCATTTGTATCGCAAAGGTTAAGCTCAATTTGAAGCGCATCTAATAAAGCATTCATCACAGCAGAATTTTTATAATAGCCCGGCAGTTTAAGCAAGAGTAATCACTCCCATCACAGGCACTTCGTTTTCGTCCACAGCAACGTTTAAAATACCACCATTGATAGTTAGGTCAGTATAGTCCAAAACACCGCTGACGGATAAAATTGCACCGCCTATCTTTGCATATGATATATAATCCTGCTCAAATGCCACTTGCTTTATATAATTTTCAATCGCAATGGAAACCGAAGGAGTAACCGCTTCAACAGAAGATGTGGAAGCCAACACCAAAGTTGCACTAACGTTAATTGCAAGTGGCACAGCGCTTTCAACGGTTATGTCTGCACCAACAGGGCGCTTGCTTTCGATGTATTCGGCAACATCAGAAATAAGCTCCGCACTTGCAGCACATTTTGCGGAATTAATAATAATAACCTTAACAGTGCCGGCACCGTCCCACAAAGGCAGAACCTTAACATCACCAACACCGCTCATTTCCTTTGCCCAATTAACATAATCCTGCTTATTCCCACTTGTTGCAGGAGTGCTGACCTTTTCAAAATATCGCACTCGAAGTTCGTCATCAGTTTCAGCATCATACCCACCGCTTGTGGCAGTTGTATTTGTAACCGCTGTTATTCCGGTCAGAGTAACAGGGAAACTCTTAATGCTGCCAATCGGCACATTGCCAATTGTTCCGGCAGTATCACATAGTATATCCGCATCAACGCTTCCACCCTCACCGATTGTTACTTCTTCAACAATTGAAAACACAACATTGTCAGATGCCACCTTGCTACCAACCAAAATAATGGATCCGCTTATGCCTGATAAAGTAACAATGCCATGCGCAAAGGTTGCCGCCTTTCGTGTAATGCCCTGCTCCGCAACTTTACGGTCTAAATATTCGCCCTTGGCTGTTAGTGCGAATCCCTGTGTCAAAATTTGTTCCAACTTTTCATTAATCGCATCAAGCTCCTCCGCCATGGGCTTGCTGACATCATAAAAAAAAGAGCCTACGCTCTTGTCAAAAACATCGGAAATATTGCTAAGTATCCTATTTAAAACCTCACCCATTATAAAATCACCTCATTCCCAAAAGTAGTGCCATCATTTAAAACAACCTTAAAGGTAACATTAGCACCGGATGTTAACCGCTCAATACTAAAATCTGAAACGCCTGCGATTTGAGGATGTTGCCGAAGTGCATCTTCAATTTCACGCCGAAGCTCACTCTCGGCAAACTCGATACTGTAATTATTGCCAATAATCAAATCTTCTATTGACGTGCCATAATCAGTTCCATCATAAATGCTGTATCTGCCCTTTTCGGTGCGCAGTATCTTCTCAATCCACATCTTAATTGCGGTTTCATCGTCACAAGTTACCATTTTCCCATCTTGAATCACAAAATCACCGGAAGTAAAATCAAATAAAAAAGACGTACCAAGTTTTAAACTGCTATCCTTCTGCAGAGTAACCGGCACATCCGTTGTTTGTGGAAACATCACTGAACCACCCCAATCAATATAAATTTTTGGTTGTTAGCATAAGGAAGGAGCACAACCTCACGCCCAACGTCCTCCTCCGTCAGCACCACACAGCTTTTAATTTGCGATTCCACAAGAATAATCTTTTCACCAACACGAATTTTAATGTTTTCCACATCCAAAACAGTGCCAAACATAGGCGAATAATCCCTGTTATTTTCCCTCTGCTTTAAAAGCATTGCAAGTTCCGTTATACCGCTCACAAAATCCCCCCCAAACAAAAAAGACACATACCGTTAGGTTTGTGTCTTTGATCTATTTTATTGTCTTTCTTATAATACTCATAATGGCTGGTTCAATATTATGCAACAAAATGAATTAGCAGTTTGTTTACATTTATTCTCTATTATAATATTCTGATTGTATTGTCTCTAGTTTATTTTTTAATCTTTTTGCTTTATCTACTATAGAACAATCATATGTGCCATTTTCAATAACATATTTGCAAACACTAATGATTACATTATAGCTGTTTCTTCTCATTCTTCCTCCACGCAATTCATTATTTAAATATCTCTGGTTTCTGTTATAATAGTTTGAAAAAGCAGCTTCATACCCTCTTTGTATACATTCAATATGTTTTTCTTTGTTGTCGCTTTCATCATCTAAAAGACTACAAACATAGCCACAAATTAAAGAAATTGTTAATGAAGATTTCAATTTCATATTATAATCGCCATCAAAGTATGCTTTTTTAGCATATTGATATGCCTCATATAATTTGTTAATATCATCAGATGATATTCGATAAATACTTTTTGCTCTTTGTAGCCAATAATCTGGACTATCACATAACAGTTCTTCTAATGAATTATAAACTTCAAAAATAAGGCTTCCAGCACCACTTTTACCACCAAATATTTGGTTTAATGTATCAAATAAAATTACATTTATATATATTCTTTCTCGAAAAAGATCATCTTTCAATTTTATTACAATATACTTAATTATATCTATAATATCATTTTTTTTGTTGTTTTGTACTAGCTCTAGAATGACCATTTTACTATTGTATATAATTTTTGTTGACGAATGACTTGCTTTTTCTTCTACTTCAGTGGGAACTTCTTCTACTAGTATTTGAAAGTTATTAAGGAAACCATTAATATAGTCTGGCATAATATCTAATGCAATTGCATCAGAATAATAAATTTTATCATTTACAGCTAAAAGAAATAATAGAACTTGTTCCGCAAAATTTGCTTTATTTGAAAATTCATTTAGCATTGGCACTCTTATTTTTTGTTCTTTAGATAGTTTTTGTAAATAGTCTAAGTTTGTTTGAAATTTATTTCTTCTGATCAATCCATATCTGTCAATAGTATAATTAAATTTTTCAAGTTCATATTCATCAAAATAACTTTGTAATTCAACTAACCCCGCATCTAACGCTCCAATTATATAGTTATCATTGCTATTGGTTGATATTAAAATTTTATTTTTATTTTCTTTAATAATATCTTTGCTAGCACTAATTAATTTGTACACATCTGGAGAAATAGAATTACTATCAAATATAAACAGTGAATTGTTTTTCTGTAATAATTCTTTTATATAATAACTATCTAATTGTATTTGTGAAGTGAAAAAGTACGTTTCAAATCTATTAAAATATTCATATATTGTAGCCAGCAAGTACGTTTTACCACTAAAGCGTCTACCTTTTAATACTACACAATCATATAATTCAAGTTGTTCTGATATATTTTGCATTACACTTCTTGCAATATGCATTTCAATCTTATAAAATACATTGTTTTTAGAATCATATATACTTCTTCCTGAAAAACACTCAATTGCCCTACTATTTTCATCAATTTTTTCAATTTTTATATTTGCATATTTATTTCCCTTATAATTATGGTCTGACAGACTGTTATAATATTGCTCAATAAATTTCTTATAAAACAAATCAAAGTCGTTTACAATAATAACTTCATTGACCCCATGAGATAATAGTAACTTTTGTTGTTTGTAAGTCGGTTTTTCTTTTCTAATTACTGCCCTAATATTGTTGCTATTTTCAGGTAGTTGTTCAAATATAAACTTAAGATCAGGCTCATTACACATACTACATCCAATAAATATAATATTGTTTTTCATGTAATCATTTGTAATATTATTTAAAAAATCCAAATTATGTTTACTTTTAATACTATTAATGTATTGAGAAGTTCTAAAAACAATATTTTCTTCATCATAGTTTGTTTCATATTTAGCATCACCATGTATTTTGTATAAATATTTAGAAGCATTATAATTCTTCTTTAATTTTTTATATGGTAATATTGGTGTAAATTCCCCTGTGTTTTCTATTCCATCATCTACATTAATGGTGTATGCATATGGCCAGTTAATCTTTAAAAATGTTTTTTTATAGTCCTCAATAGTTACGTTAATAAAATAATTACTTAAAAAATTACTTTGCTCCTTTTCTGTTACACTTTCAAAGAAAAGATCAGATGTTTCGTTGAAATTATCACTTAATTCATCTTTTGTTATTTTTCCATCACATGAATTTAAAATAATTTTATTCATAATTTCTGTGGCTTGTTTACCATCTGGAACTTTTTTTCTAAAAGCTCTACACCCTACAGTAAAACCAGAACCAAAAAATGGGATTAGCTGTCTGCTAATTGCAAGTGACACTAATTGTTTTATTCCTTCATTTTGGTCTAATATCTTTATATTCATTTAAACTCCCCCTTTATTTACCGTTATTCGACACAACCAACAATTTACCGAAACTGTAAATTATATAAATAATACTCACATAATTATATCCCATAATTATACAAAAAGCAACATATATTTACAAATTCACAACCTCACCTCAATCTTCACCTTATGCACACCATTCACAATGGAATGTGCGGCACTCGCTATGATATAGGCTTTGCCCTCAATCTCAATTTCATAGCCTGCCCTGGTGTAGCTGTCAACAGCCTCTATCATTTCAAAGTTGTATGTCTCTTTAATTTTGGAAAGCTCCGCAAGCCTCCTGTCAGCCAATGCCTTTGGGGAAATGGTTGCTTTATCCTCAATCTTTTCAACCTCCTGCAAAAGCCCGTATTTTTCAATTGAAGCATTATCCTTTGCAATGGCAAGGTTAACAAATATATCTTCCTTACCAAGAATAATTCTAACACTGTTTTTCATGTCCTCAATAGAGGTCGAATGGCTAACTGACCCCTTATAATCAGGGGAATAAATAAGAGGCATATTGTCGGATATCCTAAACTCAGGATATGCCTTTAAATCACCCAAACGGTAAACCCTAAGCCCCTTTGGTGTAACATCAAAATTATAAGCATACCCGGTGGATGCAGAGGCAAGCTCCAAAACATCTCGCATAATATCTGATATTGTCTTATCCATATATATTTTAGAAACACTATAAGGAATATCACAAATATCGTCAATAGCAATGTTAAAATCACTGCACAGCTTATTGATAACCTTGTCTGCACGCATATTATTAAACTGATATGTCTCCTTGCTTTTGTTAAGATAAAACCCAAAATCACACACAGTATATTTATTAGTTTTCCTATCCCCATCATCACAAGTGATAATAATGCCCTTAAATATATCCTCGTTTGTTTTAAGGATTATAATGTCACCGCAAACAGGCAGCACACCGCCAAAATACTGCGCATCACTTTTTGCAACCTCAAAACTAAGGGTAACAGCAAGCTCCGCAATAGTAGATTGCCAAGAAGGCGCACCGCAAATTGCAGTGATATCATACCATGCGCCATTAGTGTAACTTAAAATGTTCATACGCTCACCAACCTAAACTCACCAAATGTAATGCTGTAATATAAATCACCGTCACGCCCAACCTTATATTCAAAGCTGTCAACGCTCACCGCCATGTTAATAGGTGTGTCGGTAATAACAATCCGAATCGGCAGCTTAGCCTCAATCCACTTGTCAATTATGTAAGCATACTCAAATCCTTTGTAGCTTCTGTCCCTCAAAAACGTGTAATCTCTTGTAGGGAAAAAACTACTGAAAGAAATGGTTTTAAGTCCGGGAACGCCAATCAGCTTTAATTCCCCTTGGGATGCTGTATCAAAGGTTTCATTCTTCTGTGGCTTACTAACGGTAAATTCAGCAGGAAGCACAGGAAGTTTTAAAACCTCTGCCCTGTTATTAACACTTAAATAGATATCCAAAACAGCACCCCCTATAAATTTTCAATTGCAAGCTTAAGCTTTGGCACAATTTCATCAATAACCTCATCAGAAGTGGAACCATAGCAATAAATTTTAATATCACCAAATTGTGCAATTTTTTTGCCCTCTGCCTTATCAAGAGGAGTAACCTTTGCACCTTTATTCAGTGTTAACAGCTCAGGGCCTTTTTCACCAACAAGCACCGTTCCCGGTTGCCTGATGCTGCCGCCTTTTGCAAGCATGGGTATCTGCGGCACAGGCAAATTCGGAATGGCAGGAATGCCAATCGCACCGGAAACCGCATTCACACCGTTTATAAGTCCGTTTATGCCGCCAACATAACCACGAATAAGGGAATTCACACCGCTAATTAAAATATTTACAAATCCTTTAAATCCACCGCCAAAATCATCAAGCTTTGCTTTAAAACTATCCCACATACCTAAAAAGAAGTTGCGGAAAGGCTCGCACTTATTCCAAAGCAGCACAATTCCACCAACCAATAAGCCGATACCTAAAACCACCCAACCGATAGGGCTGGCATAAAAAGCAGCATTTAAAAGCCATTGCGCTCCTGTTAATGCGCCCGTTGCTGTAACCTGTGCCCAAGTAGCAACAGCATGTCCACCTTTAATAATTGCATCCCATGCATACATACCTGTTAATATAGCTGTTTGCATAATATCCTTACCACGCCAAATACTCCATGCAATCTCAACGCCCAATGCGCCACTCTGTGCCGCCCTCCATAAATTAATTGAACCTGTCCAAATGCCCTGCCAAAAAGCACACATCTTTGTCCATCCCGTTGTAACCAAAAGTGTGCCATTATAAATGATAATTGCCTTTGTTATACCATCAACAATCGGCTTTATTTGAGACCAGTTATCTCTAAAAACATTATAAACATCAGTTGCCTTATCAGATACAAACTTAATGCCATTTTCAGCCTTTCCCATCCAAACAACAATCGTTTCAGATGCCCTTTGTATGCTCCCATCAGTTGACCATTCTGTAAATTTATCAGCTACACCCTTAATAATATTTTTGATTCTGTCAAATGGGCCACCAATAGTAACCTCACCAGTGGCAGAAATTCCTGCCATCTGCGCTATGGATGTTGCAAATGTACCCTTAACGGTCGACCATAAGCCTTTAAAGCTGTTAGCCTGTATTTCCATGCCGCCTTTAAATCTGTCATCCATAAGTTCAAACAATGCCTTATTAAAATTAACCTGGTCAACAATCTGCCCTTTGTTATTCACAAGTTGCTTGCCCTTCATGGTCTTTGTGCCCTGGTCTATAATCATTTGTTTTGTGATACCAAATTCTTTCAAGCGTTCAAGCTCTCCGGTCTGGGCATCAGCAACCGCTTCCACAGCCTGCATAATATCCTTATTCATAACCCCTGCCATATTACCTATGGAAGGCATAACCTTTTGCGCTTCAACGCCATAAGCACTAAGCCGAACAGTAGCCTCAACAATGGAATCAGTTTCAAAGGGTGTCTTGTTAGCAAAATCAACCGCCCACGCCATTGTCTCACCGGCTTTTTTGCTGTCCTTCATAACAGCATTAAGCGTGCCTCGGTAGCTTTCCATAGAAGATGCATTTTCAAATGCGGAGGAAACTAAATTCTTAACAGAACTAATCCCAATATAAGCGCCTGCAAGTCCCAAAATATTTTTTGTAAGCAACCCAATGCCACCGCAAGCATTTTTTGCTCCAATTCCCATGTTTTTTATAGAGCCTGTTGCACTTAATGTGTTTTTTTTAAAATCATTAGTCCCACTAATTGCTTTTTTTATACCGGCATTAAATCCTCCGTCCTTAATGGATAGCGTTGCACCGATATTTTTCTTAGCCATATCTTATTCACCCCCCATTGCTTTTAACTTTTCATTTTCTTCCTCAGAATAAAGGTTCATGCTCGCAAAATAAAACATTTGCTCTATATAAGGCAGATTTATAATTTTAACAGGGTCAAATCCCCGTTGCAGATAATGATGCACCAAATAAAGCTCACTATCTGCGCTTATTAGTTTTTTATCTCTTCAACTGCCTTAACGCTGTCCCCATATCCGGCAAGCTTCATAATCTGCTGTGCAATCTGCGGTATTTCCCCTGTGTCGAATATCATTTCCACAATTTCCATAGGCTCAACACAGCCGAATTCCTTTTGCAATGATGCATCTTTCAAATTTGGTTCTTTCACGCATTGATAAGCAATATAAATATCACCGTTTTCCATGTCCACCGCATCTGCAACCAGTGCCTTATCAGGCGTTTCAATTGTAATGGTTCCATCAAGGGAAGCCACATATAATTCCTGTGTTTTTTTCGTTTTCTTCCCCTCAAGCATTTGCTCTTTGCGTGCCATAAGCTCCGAAAGCGTAATCTTTGTCTGTTTTGTCATAAAAATCCTCCTAAAATAAAAACGGGGCATTTCTGCCCCATTTAATAATAATATAATATTTAAGCTACCAAATCAGGGAAGTCATAATCCGTAAAGCCGCCGCTGTATTCTTCCTCAAGCTTCTTGCCAACCTCAAATTTCATAAGTGTAAGCTCGTTAAACCAACAGTTGGAAAGCACAACCCTCTCACTGCCGAAAGCATCAGGGTCATCAACCTTGCCGATTAACTGGCTTCTAACGTCAATACCTCTCTTAATGGCATCAGCCATCTTTGTTTGTCCTCTTGAATATACCTTTTTAATTTTAAAGCTATATTCCCCTGTGAATCCAACCATCTTGGAATCCTTGCTCATTTCCCCTGCAAATTCCAAATCTTCTCTGTCGATTTTAATTTTCGCCTCAAAGCTGTCAATTTCAAAAACAGGCTCACCGTCCCAATAAAGCATACCCCATTTACCATTCATCACACGTGGTGCAGTTGGTCTTATCATACCTTAAACCCTCCTTCTACATATAAATTCCAAATTTCAAATCTTCCATTGCATCTTGAATTTTGATGTTCGCCGTCAGAAAAACATTTGTGCCTGTGTCAGCCTGTTTAATCTGCGTTTCGCTCCAAGTATCAATATTAATGCTTTGCTTTAAAAAGTCAGAAGATGCAGTAACATCAATATCCGCCTTATTGTCGAACTTATCATAAAGCACATTTTGCTTTGCAAGTTCTTTAAAATAGCTGTTAACAGCGGCAATAAAAATAATCTTATTGTCATAACTATTGGGAATTTTACCAACATAGTTATTTTCAAAGGTCGTGCGAATATCATCACGAATAATATCCACGCTCTCAATGATTTTGATTTTCTTATAATCTGCGGTTTTTGTGCCAAGGGTAGTAAGGGAATTAACCCCACGCCCAATTTTAATCTTACTGCCGTCATTTACAAGAATCAGCTTGCCGGCATCAATATCGTTATCCGGAGTAATGCTTTCCGTTATGCTGTTAACCTCGGAAAGCACATAATATGTACAGCTTTGGTCAATCGGAATTCCTGCAAGTATCCCTGCAATCCTGCAAGCATAATCGGAAGCCGTATATGTCTTGCTGCCAACCTTAATATCCTCTGTGCAAAAGTTGATAATTCCCTCATGGTCAGCGGCTGTGTTAGGCAGCACTGCCTTAAAGGTGCGCTTGTGAGTGTCCCTTTGCTCCTTAATCCATGTAACAATTGCAGCGGTATCCTCATCAACAATACCGGGAATGGTCAAATAATTCCATTGCTTGTTTTTCAGCCTTTCAAGTGCGGCTGTATAAGCATCTGCAGTTCCCACACGCTCAACAATCACTTTGGAAGGATTTCCAAGGAATATTTTTGCTAAATAATCCTTGTTAGCAGTGTTCCAATGGCTCACTGTAATATCACTTTCTTTGCTGTAAATCTTTGTATCAAAGGTTTCATTTGTGCTATCCTTTAAAACAACAGCAACAACACCCTTTGATACCCGAGTAACAGCAGATGTCCCAAGCTTTAAAAATTCAATCAAAATTTGCGGTAATCCCATTATTCCACGTCCTCTCTTATATTTAAGTTTTCCATAACATCATATTCGGATATTTCGCCGTCATTTTCCTGCATAAATTCAATATCAAAATAGCAAATCAAATTCGGCTTGTCAATTTCAAAGGTTAAGCTGTCAACCGATATAACCCTGTCGGCAATTTTCAAAGGCTCTTTTTTAAAAGCAATTTTAAATTCGTTGATTTTTTTAAGAAGCTCCTCCCGGGTCTCAACAGCAGGAGCATATTTAATTTCAACACTAACGGTTATTTCATCATAAAACTGATTATATGCAGTAATCCCCGAAGGAAACGCATCAACAAAGCAAGTGGGCTTGTCGAAACCCTCCTCCACTTCATTTGCGGTAACCGTATTGCCGGCATTCTCTAACCTTTCAACAACAGCCTTTTGAACATCCGAAATTTCAATCATAATTCCACATCCTTCAATAAATCATCAACCATTTTGTCCAAATCAGTGTTAAATCTGCTCGTTATTTCCTTCATAGAGCTTTCAAGCATCTTTTTTCCCTCAACCTCACCTTTAATGCTTATCCCACGCACAGCCCTTTGCAGTGCATTCATTTCTCTGCCACCCTTGCGAAGCCTGCCGCCTCGAACAATCCTGTGCCCCTGCTCCACAAGGTGAGCATGAGGAGCACCACTTTGCACCCTTACCACTCGTGTTTGTCCGTATGTTTTAGGCTTCAAAACCCTCCAACTTGGGCGCAGTTTCTTTGTTTTGCCAATAGGGGTTTTACTCTTAGTGCTTTTATTGGTAACATTTCCTGCGCTAACAAGCAGTGCATCAGTTTTTTGCGGATATTTTGTTATGGCTTTTTTCAAAGCCTTGTCAAATTCATCAAAGCCAAACAAATCCTTATCAGCCATCACAAAACCTCACTGCACACAATTTGCAATTCAATATTTTGCTCTTCCACATTCAAAACGCTTTCAATTTTAAGTATTTTGCCCTTGTATTTAATCTGCATATCCGCCTTTATACCGGGTGTATAACGCATGATAACCCTATATGTGGTTTCCGCCCTTATTTTTTGGCTCTCCATGTATTCTCGCCCCGTCATAGGGGAAACATTCGCCCAAACAGTTTTAAAAACCTCATATTTAGGAATATCCTCACCTAATGAGTTTTTAACAACCCCATTCGGCTTTAAAATATCAATCCTTTTATTAAGCTTCCCTGCATTTATCATGCCAAACCCTCCCGAAGCTGCAAAAGAATATTTGTGGCTCCCATAGGAATGTCATTCATACGGTCGGTTGTCGCAAGCCCCCTGTTTGAATACCAGTTATATGCAATCATATATACTAATAAATCATAAAGACTATTATCACGTTGTTTCGGAATACCTGCATTTTGGACATACTCAATAGCCGCAAACAAATAGATCTGCAAAGTAATATCGTCATCATCAACCCTGCAATAATTTTTTAATCCTTCAAAGTTTGCCATAGCTCACCACTCCCTATGCTATAAATCCGCTTTTCCTCAAGGCTTCTGCAACAGCCTTTTTAAGCTGTATGCTCTTCCCCTCGTTATAAACCTTGCCGTTATACTTAAATTTCTTTATAACCTTATACACAATAGTCACCTCCCTCATATCATACAAAGGATGCGCCATGTTAGGCGCACCCTGCTTTTGTATCAATTAAGCATTCGTATGCTCTACCCAAGCGGTTCCGCTCCATGTCCACATAGTGCCCTCATCCTTATCTCCGTCAGCGGCGGTCAGAACATATATTGCGGTTGCATCCTGATCAGCTTCCGGCAATGCGGCAACAGGAATAATATTCACAATATCGTCCTCATCACCGGAAACAGTGAATTCACCATATATGTAAATCTTGTCGGAGCTGTCCTTTTGCACCACGTCAACATATTCAATTACCCTTGCAATGGTCATGTTGGCTTTAAAGCCTGCGTGCTCCGAAAGGGCGAAGGAATAAGCGTTGTTGTCAATAAAGGTAACCGCCTCCGCTAAATTACCGTAAAAAATCGGCGCTTTCTTAACATCTGTGCCCGTTGTTGGAAGCATAGCGTTGGAGAAAACAATAATCGGATATCCCATAAAGGTCTTTTGGGTAGGGTCATTAACAACAGGCTGCAGAATAGGACGTCCGGTTCCGTCAACCTCACTGTCCAATTTGTCATAGCTGTCCTGATTGGTAACAATCACACAGCCGTATTTAACACCTTCATCCAAATCCCTGTTGATAGAGCTTTTAAGAGCCTTGTAATCTGCAAGGGATTTTATTGTTTTTCCTGTTTTTAAAACAGTAATTGCCATCTTGTTTTCAGTAATAACCGCTTTTTTGGCAAAACATTCCGAAACATATTCAATCAGCGAATTATCTGTCATGGCAAGTAAGGTGTTGGAAAGGCTAAGCAGTGCACCTTTTTCTTTAAGCGCAAAGGAAACATTTTTAAACTTAATGTCGGTTGCCTCTGTGCCATCCGTACCATCAGTAAAGTCAACAAGCTCGGAAAGGGTTTCAAAATTTTCAACAGGGAAAGAACCGCTAAGAGCAGTTGTAGGCATATAGCCTAAAACCTCACGAAGGGATTTGTATTGCCTTATTTTCTTTTGGATAATGGTGTTAATGTCCTGTGGAAGAATAAAACCTTCACCGTTACCGTCATCAGAACCGGGAGTTCTCACAAGTAAAGAATTTTCTGCCGGAGTAAGCTTTCTACCCATGCACGCCTTCATCACAGCACGAAGGGCATTTGCCGTTTTTGCTGAACCATTATTTGCGCCGTCATCACCATCATCACCAAATTCAGGTGCCAAAGGTTCTGTTTCACCTTCCTCAAGCTCCGCAATCAGTGCATTAACGCCCTCAATTTGTGTCTTAATTGTATTCGCCTCTGCCATTTTACTGTTGTAAAGCTCCATGTCCCCTGCCTCAACTGCGGCAGATGCGGCATCAAGTAACACCTTTCTTGAGTTTTGCAAATTAAATAACTTTTTCTTTAAATCCATAACCTTTTTTCCTCCTTAAAATTTTAATATCTGTTTTTTTCTATTGCAAGCAAGGCTTTTGCCTTATCTTGGGCGGTTTTTAATGCCTTTTTCTTTTCATCATCTTCGGCTCCATTATCAGGATTTGGCAGTAGTTTTTTAAGCTCATCAATACTCTGTTTTGATGGCATATTAAAGCAAGCATAAACATTTTGCGCCTTGCTTTTAAGCATATTAGTAACATCAGGTGTTGCCAATTCATCAGCAAACATCATTTCATCAATCAGCTTATAATCCAAAGCTTCCTGTGCGGTCAGCCACGTTTCCTTATCCATCAAATCCAAAAGCGCATCCTTATCCATACCGCTTTTAACCATATAAGCATTGGAAATCGCACTGTTTACGTTTTTCAAGAACTCCGCAGCCTGCTCCATATCCCTATAATCACCACTTGCTGAGCTTGAAGCATTGTGTATCATCATTTGCGCTGTTGGGCTCATCATAATTTTATCCCCGCTCATGGCAATAACAGATGCCGCACTTGCCGCCAATCCGTCAACCTTAACAGTAACATAGCCTTTGTAATCTTTAAGGGCTGTATAAATAACACTCCCACTCCAAACATCACCGCCATAGCTGTTAATTTTAACCGTCAATGGCTTGCCTTCAAGCTCTTTCAGCACCGATGTAACATCCTTAGGGCAAATAGCAGGATATTCAAACCAATCGTAAATCCACTTATCCTCATCAGCAACAATATAGCCGTCAATCCGAAGCTCCGTCTCACCCTCGTTCATAACTAAATTTAAAACTTTCCTCAACCGTTTTCACCTCCATTTTCATTTCGTTTTATACTAAGCTCCCTAAATAAATCAAGGGGAACATAGTTAAGTGATGCCAGCCTGTCATCTCCTCCATTCACCTTCGGTCTGTCCTCTAAGGCTAAAATATCATTAACACTAAAGCTGCCATTGTTTCGCATTTCGGTGTACCACTTGCCCCTTGTGGCGAAGTCCCCTTTAAGCTCCGCCATAATGTTAATCTTAATTTCAATACCCCTTGAAAGTTCACTTTCAAAAAGTCCCTTATAGGAAATTTCCTGTTCATACTGGGTGCAGGTGGGATGCAAAGTGTTAACCACATATTCAATCGCATTCTGTTCATTGGAAGAATAACTTTGCTTGCCGGCATTTAATTTATAAAGAGGCATATTATAAAATCTTGAAATATCCTCAATCGAAACACCCTTGCTTTCAACAAACTGCGCATCTTTATTGCTAATGCTAATTTGCTGATATTCAAGCCCCAAATCCAAAACCGCAATTCTAAAAGCATTGTCAACACCGCTATGCACCCTTGCCCATTCCTCACGCATCTTATCTTTTGCTGCTTTATCCAGTTCAGATGAAACCTTCAAAACACCGGAAGGCTGTGCATTTTGCGTGTAAAGCTTTTTTTCATAGGTCTGTGCGGCGGTTGCCGTTTCAATTACATCAGCGGCACGCTTCAAAACGCTGATGCCGTTAACACCGTCCTCGGAATATGCAATCACATGAACAATTTCACTGGGCATAAATTTTCTGCGCTCCCCAGTCTTAGGGCTTGTGTAACCAAACCAAAGCCTTCCGTTTTTATCGGTAAATGGTTTCACACTCCCCGGAGGCAGAAGCAGAAGCTCCACAGGCTTTCCAAATTGGTTTCTGTAAATAACTGCATTAGCATTGCCCCATTGCAAACGCTGAACCTCCATATATTTTTTAAATACCGAAGGTGTCATAGCCTCATTTGGTCTTTTTTCAAGTAAATCAATAATAGGGTGAGGCACCCTTTGTTTCGTATTGCTGTCAATGGCATAGTAAGGCAGCTTACTCATAGAGTTGGAAATTGTCTCAACACAAGAATTAACCGCACTAAGTTTCATAGATTTGCTTTGCAAACTCTCCAAATTCAAAAAATTTAAAGAACTTCCAAATCCAAATGAACTGTCATTAATCACAACATTTCTGACTTTCCTAAAAGCCTTGTCGAATATCAATCTTCATCACCCCCTTTTATAAATAAATAAGCACCCCCAAAACACATCACCCCCCAACAGATAAACCCAACAGGCTTACAAAATAAAAAAGCACCATATCCAATAGATACAGCACCCATTATAATAAGCACATCGGGTATAATGCTTTTAACAAACTTCACATTAAAGCCCCCAATCATCACTAATAATTTTTGCATTTATGTCAGTAGAAATATTAAGCATTGCCCTAACGTGGGAAGTTGCAAAGGCAACGAGTGAATCTACTTTGTTTTTTGCTTTGGATTTATCAATCTTAACGTTTCCGGCAGGATCAGTTGTTTCAATAGCATTATTTATAGCAGCACGAAGCACAGGATTGCCACCATGAATAATTTTTCCTTGAATAATCAGTTTTTTCATATCCTTTATAGGCTCACTCATGGTTGCATATCCCTGCCGAACCTCAACACAGGTAAGTCCTTCATTGCTCAAATTGTTTGCAAATTGAGTAGCATTCCAAGGGTCATAGCAAACCTCTTTAACCTTATATTTTTTATGTAATTCCAAAACATAGCTTTGAATCCAATCGTAATCAATAACTTCACCGGGTGTTGCAGTCATACAACCCTGCCGAACCCACGTGGAATAAGGTAAACCGTCCTTGCGTTCTTTTTCAAGCATAGTCTCCTCAGGTATAAAGCTATGATTTATAATAGCATAATAACCATCAGGCAACGCAAATTCAGCATTAACGCTTGCAGTGTCCTCGGTTGATGCAAGGTCAACACCAATGGTGCAAGGTCTTCCGGTTAAATCAGGCAGTTCCAAATCGCATTCATCCCATTTTTTAAGGTCAACAAATCTTGTTTCAGCACTTACCCAAATATTAAGATGCTTGCATAAAAAATTATTATAAGCACTTGGAATATCCTTCGCTGTATTTGCCTTTGTGCGTAAATCATCAATATTAACGCTAACACCTAAGTTGGGATTTGCCTTATACCATGTCCGCTCATCAAAAGGATCGTCTCCCTCATCAGGCTGTGCAATATATGCAAAAAAGGTTTCATCATCTTTAACGCCCCTTAAAACTTTTCTTGCATATTCATAAACCTCATAGCAAATTCCATTCCGATTATTGCCGGCAGTGGTAACCATCCAAATAACAGGCTGTGTCCTGGCACCCGTTGCAGTGTCCAACACATCAAATACATCACGTGTCTTGTGAGCATGGAGCTCATCAATCAATGCAAAATGAATATTAAGTCCGTCAAGGGTAACTGCATCAGCGGAAAGCGCTTCAAACTTACTGTTTGTGCTTGGCATATTTAAGTTATTTGTCAGCACATCTATGTAACGTCTAAGGCTTGGTGATGCTTTAACCATTCGCCTTGCCTCATCAAAAATAATTCTTGCTTGGTCTCTCTTTGTTGCAGCAGAATACACTTCCGCACCCTGTTCACCATCAAGGCTCATTGCATCAAGTCCGGTTCCTGCAGCCTTAGTGGATTTTCCGTTTTTCCTTGCCACCTGCTCATATGCCTTTTTAAAACGTCTTAATCCTGTCCCTTTATGTTGCCAACCAAAAACAGAACCATTACAAAAACATTGCCAAGGTTCAAGTATTATCGGTTTCCCTGCCCATTCCCCTTTTGAATGATTGCACAAATTAAAGAAATTAATATGTGTTTCAGCAAGCTCAACATTAAAATAATACGGAAAGTCTTTTCTTTGCGACCTTTTAAGGTCATTCAAATGTCTTTTGCAGGCGAGCATAACATCTTCACCAACAATATAATTGCCGGAAACAACCTCTTTTGCATATTTGGTAGTTCTATCGTCCACTTGCTTTCACTCCTTTTATAAGTGTAAGGAAAGGATCTTCCGTTTTTTCCTCATCATCAATACTTAAATTTCGTCTTGAACTTGGTGTAAGTCCAAACTCACGCCCATATCTTAATAAATCGTCCATAGCCTTATTAGCAATACCAACCTCAGGGCGAGCCAGTATATTCCCCTTGTCGGATGTGTATGTCAGTTCTTCATATGCCCTAAGTTTTTTCTCTGCTGTAAGCCACCTGTCATATGCCTGGCAATAAGAACTAAGCATAGTTATATCGCATTTTGTAAGCAAAGTTGCCTTATGCAGTATCGGAGCAATCCGCTTCCATTCCTTTTTTGCGTGTTTGCCCAAATATGGCGGTGGCTCCGGAACATCATTATCAACAGGCGGTTTAAATTCTTTATTATTAACCTTTCGCTTGCCGGGGTTTCCCTGCAAAGCATTCAAAGCGGAAGGCTTCGCAGCCGGCCCACGTGAACCCATAAAAAAACACCTCTCTTTCCTAATTCCAATATTTAAAATAGTAAATGATACTAATCCAAGTGTTTATGGTATAAAAAATCACCCTATTATTATAGGGTGACATTATTATATATTTAATTATGTTTTGCAATAAGTTTAGTATCATTTTGTAATTTAATTTTTCAACTAATAATTCTCTCTTCTACAATTATATGCTATTACAGTTCGAGGTACCACCCCGACACAATCTTTATCGGCACCTTGGTGGGCATATGGTATTATAATCTCCATAGAATTACTAACACAAAATATTTTTTTATTTTTTTTGATTCTATTGACAAAAAAACGGTAATACTATATAATACCTTTATCAATATAGATAAAGGTGGCACATGGTTGATACACTATAACTTTTTAGTTGTACGTAAATCAATCCTCTGTGCCTTTTTAATTTTCAAATTTTCTATACCACATGTAACAAGCTGCTTTTTTAAATGGGGAACAATTGATAGACTCCGGATACTCGTTCAATAACTTTTTCAATATATAATTGCATTGATCTATGGTTATTGTATTCTTGTAAAGAGCATATATGATATCATTACAAATCCCAGTAAATTTACTATTTGGTGGATTTGTTCTGCTTTTTAATGTATCAAACCTGTTTTCTAATACTTCAACATTGCTACATATTTCACCTTTCGCTCTCAACTCTTTAATAAAGAAATTTTTTCGTCCTTCGTAATTAGATTTAAACTGTTTGCCACATTTATCATAGGGTATTGTTATTTTATTCTTTATGAGGAAAACCGGAGTATATTCTGTTGACTTAATACATTTGTTATCATACCAACTTTGTGCAAATAAATTGTAATCAAAAGGTTCTTCTAAAAGAGCCTTTTTTATTATATCCTCATTCTTGTATATAGTAACTGATTTATTAATATTTTCCACAGTCTGTTTATTGCCAATATAAAGAGCTACTTCGTCTGCATTTGCCAAATCAATTTCTTGAGCGAATATTTTTTTTTCTCCCTTTGCTTCTTTGCTTATAATATCCGCAACCATTGTTTTATATTTTCTTAATTCATAAGCAGTTGCAGAGGGTTTTAACTTATCTATATTATTATATATCTCCATAAAATTATCCGTTTTAATTGTAGTTAAAGTTATAGCTTTTCCCGTACCTTCATCAGCAAACTGCTTTTCGCCTTCAATCAGCTCTTTTTGTCCCTTCTCATATATGACGAGAATAATATATTTTTTTATTTCTTGCAAAATATCGTTATCAAAACTATTAACAAAATCCGTCATTATTTTCTTTATATTTTCATCCTCCAATGAATATCCAAGAAAAATTATCGGAAAATCAATCAATGCATTAATTAATTTAGAAGATACGAGTTTTAAAGAGTTATCAAATTTTTCATAGTCTTTTTCACAAAAAATAATTCCGTTAGGGTCGGTAGCGCAACCATGAATTTTATATATTTCTCCATATCCGTTATTTGTGCGAAAATAATATTTATTTTGACTTTCATATACTTTAGAATCTACGAAAATTTCTTGTTGGAGAAACAAATCAAAGTTTGTTGTAAATACCATACTGATTTTTTGACTTACTCTTTTTAGTGTATCGATTTCTTCTGCTCTTTCCTTATTTATTTTATATGTAAAAAGCGTTTTAGCCACAAGCATTTTAAAATAGTCTATACCATCATTAATACACCGATTATTTTCTTCTTCGGTAAATAATTTATTAACATCAATTTCTTCATTTTCTATTTTACTTAAAAGTCGTTCCTGCAAAAATGATGCCATTTGTTGATTTAGAATTCCATTTGTGATATTTGGATTTTGACTTTTAAGAGAATGTTGTTTTGCAGCAAATGCAGGTTTGGAAATTTCAATTTTCTCGCGAAGTATATCTAATAATTGATCCCAAGATGGATAGTCTTCCAAATACCTGTTAGATAAACCTGAACCTATAAAAAGCACAGGTAATCTTTTGCTTTCAATAATTCTATCTAATGCTTTACTCATCTAAATTCACCTCGCTCGAAATAATCTTGCATTCTTGCCTTATGTAGGTTTAAATTTTTAAGCCATTTTTACACTTGGTTAGTATATTTTATATATACAGTATCATATAAATACAAATTATTCAACATATTTTTACAAAAATGATACAACTTTAAAATTTTCAAAATTTCATCAAATCATTATACAAGTTGTATTAATTAAACAAGATAATTTATTTTCTTTCAATAAAATTTCACCTATACCCCACCCCCAAAACTTGCGACCGCCTCCGTTGAGTTTGGCAACGGTCAACAGCGGTGCAACCAAAACTTTCTTAATATGGGGGGTGGTGTTTAATATTTACCAAAACCACCATCTTCTGTCGCTGTCTTGGTATCATGGCACCGCTTGCATAGTGATTGATGATTATTTGGATTCCAAAATAACATCATATTTCCTTTGTGTGGAACAATATGGTCAACAACAGTTGCAAGAGTATGAAATCCTTTTTCTAAACATTTGATACAAAATGGATTTTTAGTTAAATAAACAATTCTGTACTTACGCCATTTTGCATCATAACCTCGTTCAGCAGAATTTCCTCTTTGGATATCATAATTTTTAGTATGTATTTCACAATAAGTATTTTTGGATAGGTTTTTACACCCAATTTGCTTACATGGTCTTAATGGTTTTGATGGCACGAAAACACCTCTAATCTGTCAACATAATACAGGGAGTGTTGACAATACAAAAAGCATTAAAATAAGGCTTTATATATAGCCTTTCTTAACTTTATTTTAATTGTCAGTAACAAAAAAAAATTATGTTGACACGAATTTAAATTTTAAAATTAACCATAGCCTTTTTAATTGACTCTCTTGTAATGCCGATATAGACTAAAGTTTCTCTTTGACTCGTGTGATTAAACCATACCATAAGTGTAGCAATATCATTTGTTTGCTTATAAAAATGATACCCACACGTTTTACGCATCGTATGAGTACCAATATTATCAAGCCCATATTTTTTAGCCGTCTGATTTAAAACCTTATATGCCCACGACCTATCAATAGCTTTGTACTCGTTATTTTCTAACGGAATAAGCGCCTCATGTGGGTCTCTGCCATCACAATAATTGTTTAGAGCTCTTAATACGTCAGAGTTAAATGCAACTGAAACTTCTTTTCCTGTCTTTGGTTGTCTGAATGTGGTTTCTTTTTTATTTTTAACATCTCCAACCCGAAGTAATAATATTTCACTTATACGAAGTCCCAAACTAATCCCAACTAAAAACATAATATAGAACTTCTCATTACGCTCATATAAATCTTTTTTAATCTTATTTAGAATATCTTTGTCTCTGATAGGTTCAACAAAATTCATAATCAATCACCACTTTTTATTTTCTATTTTTGAAAGCACCGCCCTAATTGCATCCATATCCGGAGGAACATGTTTTTTAATAATTTTAACTTTACCGGCTTTACCTGTCTTATCAGCAATCATTTCTTTTTCTTCGTATTCATACCCTGTAGCACGTTTTAAAAGTGCCTCTTTTACTTTTTCTTCATCAAAATTCTTATTTACCATTGCCAACACCTCATTTTTTGTGTAAAATGATAAAGATAGTTAGTGGATCCACGCTATCTTCATGGCAGGTGTTCTCTGCTGTGAACAAACGGAGAGTGTTAGTAGCACTCTCCGTTTTGTTATTTACAATTCTGTATATTCTGTTTTTTCGCCATTTCTTACTAAAATTGCAATATCCCCGGTTTGTTTTATGTACCGCTTTACAATTACATCACAAAACTTTTCTTCGAACTCAACTATTCTGCAAACTCGGTTGGTTTGCTCGCAAGCCATAAGAGTCGAACCGCTGCCTCCGAATATATCAAGAACTATATCACCAGGCTTGCTTGAATTACTAATAGGATAAGCACAAAGTGGTATCGGCTTCATTGTTGGATGCTCTACGCTCTTGGTTGGTCTGTCAAACTCCCAAACTGTGGATTGGCTTCTGTCTGAATACCATTTATGAGGAGCTCCATTTTTCCAGCCATAAAGCACAGGCTCATGCTGCCAATGATAATCAGACCGTCCCATCACAAATGATTGTTTAACCCACACGCAAGTGCTCGAATGATGGAACCCGACATCCTTAAACGCACTTATAAAATTACATCCTTCTGTTTCAGAATGAAATATATAAATGCTTGCGCCGTCAGCCATTACGCAATTAACATTGGAAAATGCAGTATGTAAAAACTTATAAAAATTATCATCGGACATTTTATCGTTTTTAATCTTGCCGGCTTCACCCTCATAGTCAGCATTGTAAGGTGGGTCTGTAACAACAAGCTGTGCCTTCTCATTATCTAATAATAATTTTAATGTTTCCGGCAAAGTGCTATCACCGCAAATTAACTTGTGATTTCCAAGCAGCCATATATCACCCTGCTGTGTTATAGGTGTTTCAGGCATAGCCTCATCAACATCAAAATCATCATCAAAGACTTCATTGTCCTCAAATTCTGCAATAAGCTTGTCAATTTCAGAATCACTAAAGCCGGTTAATTCCATATCAACATCTGCAAGTTTCAATTCTTCAAGCAAAGCAGAAAGCTTTTCATTATCCCAATCACCACTTATTTTATTAAGTGCAATATTAAGTGCCTTTTCATCATCAATGCTTAAATTAACAACAGAAACATCAAGCTCCGTTGCTCCCTGGTCAATTAAAATTTTTAACCGCTGATGTCCGCCGACAACATTGCCAGTTGCTTCATTCCAAACAATAGGTTCAACACATCCGAATTTTTCAAGAGACCGTTCTAATTTTTCATATTCTGCATCACCCTTTTGCAAATCCTTCCTTGGATTATATGCAGCAGCACTTAATTGTGATATTGATACGTTTTTTATTTTCAAATCAATCACCCTCTTATCTTTTATTTTTGTATAAACAGAACTTTAATTTACACTTGCAATCAACCGCATTATAATAAGCACAATCTTTGCACTTAGGAGTGATAATCCACTTTATAATATTATTCATATATACCTCCAAATCAACATAAAAATCACCTTACAAATACTTTTTAGTATTTATAAGGTGATTTAAAAATAAATCTTTTAACTTATTTTGTTATAATAATCCTAGGCACTAATTATTTAATAATCCTAATGATTTTCCATCCGAAGTTACAATAATAGAAGGATAAAAAATGGTAAAGTAAAAAATGCCAACATAATATTTATCATTTGTAAACCATTTGGTGGTTGTAGGAGCATCTAAATTTCTATACCCATTTTCTAACAAAAGCAATTCGTAATTACGAAGGAGTTTAGCATTTTTTAGTATGTCAGCAGAAGTTACAGTCTCAACTTCTAAATTATATTGATATAAATGATTACTATTTTCTTCTTCTAACGTCTCATATGTATTACATCCAGTTGATTCCAGCGAAATAACCTCAGGATATTTCTCATAATATTTTAAGTTTTTTTGTTCAATTCCAGAAACTGTTGATATATTAATATTTACAGTCTGTGTTTCGTCGTTCCATTCCACATTAGCACCAACACTCTGCATTATAAATCTTAATGGAACTAAGGTTCGATCATTAATTATCATTGGTGGAACATCTAGTTCAACATCAAGCCCATATAATTTAGCTGTTTTATTATCAATTTCTAGTTGTATATAATTATAACAAGCAGCTGCTTCTATTGTTTGGCTTTCTTCATCCCAATTAATATAAGAGGCACCGAGTTCTTCAAATACTTTTCTAAACGGTACCATAACCCTATCATTAATGATAGTTGGCTCTACATCGAATTGTATTTTTTCACCGTTCAAAAATACTTTTACACTTTCTTGTGCTTTAACAATAACGAGATTTGATAAAATGATATTAATAACTAAAAAAAATAAAATAACTTTTCTAAACAAGATTTCCACTCCATTTCACAATATTTTTTTGATATTAATTAATGGATATCTCATAAGTAAAATAAACATCCTACCTCAACCATTAACTTATATTGGGAATTATACATAATTATACATAAAATGTCAATCTTTTTATTATAGTTATGAAGTAACATTAAATTATCCTACTAAAATATTACAATGACTAGCTCAACCCTCATTTGCTTTATTTGATAATATTATTCTAACAGTTTTTTTTATCACTTTTTACCACACTTTAAAAAATAGTGTTTAATTTATTAATTGCCCTATCATGTAAAGATTGAATTCTAGTTTTACTATAATAAATGCCCTTTTCAGATAACTTATAGCTCATATATTCCCATTTAACTCCATCTATGTATTTTGTTTTTAATATGATCCTTTGAGTGCTTGATAATGCTGGGCAATTAATTAAATTTAATATTTCCGAAATATTATCATCAAGTTCCTTAATATCGTTAAACAATCGTTGCTGAGTCTTTGGTATAAGTTCTGTAAGTGCATATTTTGATGTTGGATCACTTTTGCAATCACCCTTTGGCATATTGTCAATTACTTGAGCCTTTAAATAACTTTCACAAAACAATTCTTGATACATATCACTTAAGCTTTTTAGATTGGAAACTAAACTTCTGTAGTTTTTCAACTTTATTCTTATACTATCAGCATTACTTAATAAATAATCATCATTGAATTTTTTTATTTGTTCCATTATAGTCACCCCTTCAATTTTCACAACTCATTTCTTTATATTATAGAATCTAGTATGCTCTGCACTCCAACCGAGTTTTATTGTTCCAGTTGCCCCATCACGCTGCTTTGCAATAATTATTTCACTGATTCCCTTTTGTTCGGAATCCTTGTTATAATAATCATCCCTGTATATCATTGCGACCAAGTCGGCATCCTGCTCAATAGCACCTGTTTCCCTTAAATCTGCCAAAGTTGGTCTTTTATCCGCACGTTGCTCCACTGCCCTTGATAGCTGACTAAGTAAAATAACCGGAACATCAAGCTCCTTGCTTAAAATCTTTAATTTTCTGCAGTTATCTTCAATCACCAAACGGCTATCCTTCGCACTTCCACCCATAATTTGCAGATAATCTACAACAATCAAATCCAACTTTTTATTTTGCTTTTGCAGATTATTGCTTAATTTTCTGCATCTTAGCCTTATGTAATCAGCCGATATACCGCAGTTATCATCAATCACCAAATTGTTTTTACCAAGCAAAGTCCCTGCACAAACAATTCTGTTCCATTCTTCGCTATCAGAAAGCCCAAGTTTAATGCTTGTATTACTTACAAGGCTTTCATCCGCAATCATACGTTGCATAACTAATTTACTGCCCATTTCAAGGGAAAATAGTGCAATATTATCACCTTTTTTTGTAGCATTGGCTACAATGTTTGTTGCCAGTGCCGTTTTACCCATTGCAGGACGTGCCGCTATAACATATAAATATCCGCCAATAAGTCCGCCGATTAAATTGTCTAAATCTTCAAACCCAGTGGAAAGCCCCGGAAGTATATTTTTATTCATTGCCCTTTCGGATGCGGTGGCGAAAAAATCGGCAAAGACTTTATCAGCAGTTATAAACTCATCACTTTCATATTTTTCATCAACAGCAATAATTGCACCTTCCGCTTTAACAAGAATGTCATTAACGTCCTTGCTTGCATCATAAACTGATTCAGTAAGCTTATTGCTAAGTTTCAAAAGCCTGCGCCTGATTGCGACATCTTTTAAAATATCTATGTAATGTTTAATATTTGCACTTGTCGGCACTGCATTCACAATTTCAACAAGATAAGTCTCACCGCCAATTTTATCAAAAGTGCCACGCTTATTAAGCTGCTGTGCGATTGTAATAACGTCAATAGGTGTATTGGCATTAAAAATATCAGTAATAGTCTCAAACATTTCTTTGTTTTTAGGGTTGTAAAAATAATCTTTTTGCACCGATTCCATTATGGTATCAATACACTCACTATCAAGCAGCATTGCACCGAGAACCGATTGCTCTGCAATCTCGTTATATGGCATTTCATTCATTCGAGCCACCTCGCATTCTACGTATTTTTTCAAGATACCCATCAGTGCTTTCCGCATCGGGAACAAATGTTTTACTTGTTTGCTGCCCTGTATTTGGTGGTGAATAAATACCTCTGTCCTGTTTTCTTGAAAGCCAAGCATTTATAAATTTGTTTATTCCACGCTTGGTTTTCCGTTTCCGAGGATTATTATCAAGCCAACCCTTTATATTGCGCAATTCTTGCATAACATCAACAGCAGGATATAATTCGCTCCACTCTTTAACTTGATATTCTGTAACAGGATGCAATGTCTTGTCATTAAGAATTAAAGAAATTACAGTTTTAGAGTTCGGAGGAATTTCCTCCGAGCAAGTATTATTTAATTTATTATTAATACTTGTATTATTATGGGTGAAGTTTTCTTCGGGGGTAGGGGTGAAGTTTTCTTCGTGGGGGGGTGAAGATTTTTTCACCCCTATGTCAGTTATGTAAATTTTGCGTTTAGTATTATTATCCGAAATATCAACACGTAAATAGCCACAATTTTTTAAATTGCAAATCCATAATTGTATTGACCTTTCACTTGTACCATAAAGCTCCGAAAAATATGTATTGCTTGCATAACAATAACCCTTAGCGTTGGCTAAAGATGTAATTTCCCCATATAATAATTTTTCATTAGCCTTTAACCTTTTATCATAACGCACACTTGCAGGAATAATTGAATAATAATTAGGTTGCTCCATCAAATCACCGCCCCTTTACTGTTACGTAGTGTAAATTCATTGCAAGATTTTATTGTGGATAAATTTACACGCTGAAATAGCTTGCACAAACCATCAAGCTCATGCAAGCAATCATCACATATACTGTTGTTACCTTTGAGTGTTGCATTTCTGCTTTCAAAGGTATATAATTTAATTGGTTTTTTGGAAACTGTGTCGGCTTGGCTAACGTTCTCAGCGTTACCATTTACTGTCGGCACTTTTTCATTTTTAGGCTTATATCCCAAACAGGATTCATCAGCAAGCAATCTTCCCATACACAACTTACCACAACCATAAATGGAACATTTAAGCCGGCAAGTGTCCGAAACAATCCCTGCCTTGTTTTCTTTGGGTTTTTTCAATTCTAATCACCTCGTCAATATCTAATTGCCCCTTAATAGGCTCGTCCATAATTTTTTTGAAACATATTGCACCTATGCCATTATTTATGGCGGTTGTGCTTGTTAACCGTTTACCACACCTTCCACAGAAAACATCTTCAAGCTGCATGGCAGTGTTGGCGCACATAGCGTGCTTTCAATTTATTTTTGCGGATGCGGCGCTTAATATAACTAAATCCCATTTGTAAAAGTATGTACGCACACACAAATAAAACTATTAGCCAAATAACAAAATTGATAATATTAAACATATTAAACCTCCTCCAACATTTCTCTAAGTGTATCCGCAAGCTCCCGTTCCTGTTCCCACTCTTTTTCGCATCCCTTTTTAGGGATTGACATTAAATAGTTGTCAGAATAATTAAAAACATTATTCATAACTCTGTCATAAAGAATTTCCAATGCTTCTTTTTTGCCCATTACATTCACCTACCTTCAAATTTAGAATTATAAGTATCATATGCCTTATCGGTTAAGCTCTCCATTTCAGCCGCACTGATTGCATTCAAGAAAAAAGCCATTGCAATTTCACCTATGCATTTATCACGATAATAAGTATCTTTACGCTTTCCTATCTCATTCATAGCACACTCAATGTGATATAATGCTTTTCTTTTTTCATCCATTACATTCACCTTCCTCAATCTCAACATACAATCCACATTCACCATCTGTAAGGTTGTTCACAAACGGACAACCAAAAGGCTCGTCCTCCACAGTGTTAGCACCTATTTGGCAAGTATTGCAAATTGGCATATAAAAAACCTCCTATCCCTCTTTAATCTTAAGTGAAAGCCCTGTTGCGTGCTCCATAAATCTACGCATACACTCTTTACGGCTCTCCTCCGTAGCGTACCTGTTAACGTAAACCTCGGTTTTGCCACCAGTGGGTTTGCCGGTCTTTGCATCAATATGATAAACCACTTCATCCGGTACAACAGGAAATAAACCCTCCGAACCGTCCCAACCTTTTAAAATTTGTGTTTTTTCCATGAATACCACCTCAATTTATCTTATGAATCGAAAAATTTGTCCTATTACACTATTTTGCAAACTTAACTGACATTATCGCAGACATAATATCGTCAAGCTCCGCAATAATGGAATCATAACGTGGACGTTCCTCTTCGGAAATAATTCCGTCACAAGTGATATCCACCATTTCATCCCTACACTTTATAAAGTCGGAAACTTCCTTTTGCAACCGTAAAATTGCAGTGGGCAAATCCTTAATCTCAACATTAGGCATATATTTCTGACCAACTTCGGCACTGGTCTTAAGATGCTGATAAGCCAAGTATTGACAACCGTAAATCTCAATCATTTTTATAACAACCTTGTCAGGTGGAATTCGCCTGTCCGTTTCATAGGCTCTGATGCTCTCAACGGATACGTCTATCAGTTCGGCAGCCTTTTCCTGCGTTAATCCGGTAGCCTCACGAGCAATCTGATATATATTCCTGTATTCCTGCGCCATGTTAAAATCCTCCCATCTTGTGTATAATATTATTATGCCGATTGAACATCGTCAGAATAAAACAAAGTCCAATCAAAATTTAAGACCTTAGCAATTGCCTGCGCAACTTCCGGACTTGGTCTACGCTGACCAGTTTCAATGAAATTATAATATTGGGTTGAAATATCTGCTTTACTTGCAACATCTTTTTGAGTAAATTTATATTTAACCCTAATATTTTTTAACCACTCTCGCATTAGCTCACCTCAATTCGTATTATCTACGTTATGTCGATATTATAATCTACTATTTGTAGATTGTCAATAGTTATTTTAAAAATAATTTACTTTTTGTATATTTTGTTGTTTTCTACTGTTTGTAGATTTATAATCATAATAAGGGTGATGAAATGAAAAACTTAAAAAAATTAAGAGAAAAAATTGGCATATCACAAAAAATATTAGCGCAAAGACTTAATATTGGTTATACAACTTATAATCATTATGAAACCGGAAAACGTGAACCCGATAATGAAACAATATGTAAGCTTGCAAATTTTTTTGATGTATCAGTTGATTATCTTTTTGGCAATACGGATGATCCAAGAACTCTTGATCAGCAGTTAGAAGGAATTGAATTTGCATTATGGGGCGAGGTTAAAGAAATGACCGATGCGCAGAAGCAAGATGTTTTAGATTATATTAAATTTAAAAAAGCTCAAAGAGGTGAGTAATATTTGACATTAATACAGCTTTATGACATCGCAGAATTTAATAATATTGATGTTGATTATTTCCCTATGAAAGAGGCGATATCTATATCTGCACCCGGATTAATTGCAATGGATGTAGATAAAATTGAAACATCCATTCATGAAAAGGTTTGCCTTGCACATGAATTAGGGCATTGCCAAACAAGCAGTTTCTATAATGTGTATAGTAATTGTGATATTCGCACCAGGCACGAATACAGAGCGAACAAATGGGCAATAAAAAATTTAATACCAAAAACCGAACTTAAAAAGGCTTTCAAAAAAGGCATAAGAGAAGTATGGGAACTTGCAGAATATTTTGAAGTAACCGAGAATTTTATGAGAAAAACAGTTGAGTATTATAAATATAATTAAAAACAAATTTATTAAAATACATAATTAGGGGGCTTAAAATGAGAAATGAATTAGTTTTTAAAGTTAGTAAAATTTTGATTGTGATGTTTGTTTTAGTAAATCTTATTGGGTGCAGTACCGAAAAAGAAACATCATCAAACAGCAATATTAACCAAATGCAACCAACACCAACGCCGTCACCATCTCCAACAGTATTAATTGACTTTTCATCTGTTGATGTAAATGAAAATAATATCAAATTAGCTGTTGAACATTTTTTCGGAAATTTAAAATCTGTTGGAATTGAAGAAAAAAACGGCTTATATACAATAGATTTAACATATTATGGTAAAGAATTTCTAAGCGCAGAAGCATTAAAAAAAGGTTTAGCAAATGTTTCTGTTAATGCAATGGAAGTGTTATTTAAGAATCCTAAAGTTGGTAAAGTATGGGTCTGGGTTGAAAGTGATATGACAGATTCAAAAGGTAATACAAATGCAATTCCTGTTGCAAATGTCGCTTTAACAAAAGAAAATGCAAAAACAATAAACTGGGATGAATTTAAATTTATGGTTATTGGTGATTATAATGCTTTGTTTAAAATTGCTGATAGTAATTTCATACATCCATCGTTAAAATAATTAAACACCATCGGTAATACCGAGGTTGTTTCCAAAGGTGAATCTTATGGATAAAGTTGCAATATATCTACGCAAATCAAGGGCAGAAGAACAGGGTGAGGACATAGGCGAAACCCTTTCCCGGCACAAATCAACCTTGCTTGATTTTGCTAAAAAAAATAAATTGAATATCATAAAAATATATGAGGAGGTTGTAAGTGGCGAAAGCCTCTTTGCACGTCCTCAAATGTTGGAGCTCCTGCAGGCAATTGAGGAAAATATGTATGATGCGGTTCTTTGCATGGATATTGACCGCCTTGGGCGTGGAAATATGAAAGACCAGGGAACAATTCTGCAAACATTTAAAGCTGCAAACACTTTGATAATAACTCCTCGCAAGGTTTATGACCTTGATAATGACTTAGACGAACAATACAGCGAATTTGAAGCGCTTATGGCACGTAATGAATATAAGTCAATCAGAAGGCGTATGCAAAATGGAAGAACAAAATCAATTCAGGAAGGCTGCTATGTTGCAAATGCACCCTTTGGTTATGTTGGCGCAACCGTTAATAAAAAACCAACCCTTGAGATATATGAATCCGAAGCAAAATATGTCCGAATGATTTATGATATGTATGTTAATCAAGGAATCGGCACTTATACGATTGCAAGTACATTAAACGCTATGGGCGTAAACGGCAAAAGAGGTGGACTTTTAAGCCGAACAACAGTTAGAACTATAATTTCAAATCCGGTTTATACAGGGAAAATCGTGTGGAACAGAACAAAACATTTAAAAAAGAAAACTACTACCGATAAGCATAAAACAATATATAATGATAAGGCTATTTGGATTTTATCTGATGGATTGCATCCTGCAATAATTGATGAGGAAACCTTTAATAAAGCTCAAGATATAAGAATAGGCAGAGGACATCCCCCAAGCAATAAAGGTATTTTGGAAAATCCTCTTGCAGGCTTGATTTATTGCGCAAACTGTGGGCAACTTATGCAGCGTGCAATTCCAAGGCATAAAAATGATACATTCCGTATTTTATGTGTAAAAAAAGATTGTGTCCGGGGTAATAGGTTAGATTTGGTTGAGAGCGAAATTCTAAGAATTTTAGAAGTACGTCTTAAGGAATTTGAGTTTCAAAATTCTGAAAAATCAAATGATTCAACAATTGATTTAACATCAAGCCAAATCGAAAAAATAAATAATGAACTCAAAAAAATTGACAATCAAAAAAATAAGCTTTATGATTTATTGGAACAGGGTGTTTATACAATAGATATATTTACCGAAAGAAGTAATGCGTTAGCAAATAAAAAAACAAAGCTTGAAGCTGCAATGAATAAAATCGTAAAAAACAAAAAGGATGAAAGTAAAAAATCCCCAATCATCCCTCGTTTAAAATATGTTTTAGAAAACTATTGGCAAAGCAATGCCGGGGAAAGAAACAAAATGCTTAAAGATGTTGTAAAATTCTGTGTTTATAATAAAACAAAAGACCAGTGGGGCAACGTTTTTGATATAAAAGTGTTTATTGATGTCTAATATATCAACCTTGTGCGGTGTTATGAAAAAGATTGCTTGGAAGATCTAAATGTTATATTTACATCATGTAGTCAGGCAATTATAGACCAGGCAATCAACGTTAAAGTTAAAAGTGCGGAAATTATTTGGGTGTTCACAGACATAGAACCTGTTCCATTTAACAGAGGCTTCTTTACAGTGGACATTAAATATTTCTTCAAGATTATTCTTGATGTATTCCGCGGAGTAAGCAGACCAACAGAGGTTGAAGGTCTTGCTACATTTGACAAAAAGGTTATTCTTTTCGGTTCGGAAGGAAATTCAAAGACATTCGCTTCCAACTACAATCCCGGCTCTCAAATGCCGCATATGTGGAAAAAGAACAATCTGCCTAAGGCAATTGTAGAAGTTGTAGATCCAATCGCTCTTGCAGCTAAATTGGTTGATGCAAACGACAAATGCTGCTGTTGCTGCAACAATGCTCTTGAAGCCGCATCAGTTCCGGATTGTATTACAAAATGCTTTGATGACGATTTGGTATTAGGCAATGCAGATAAGAGAGTTTTCGTTTCTCTTGGCTTGTTCACAATTATCAAGATTGAAAGAAACGTTCAGCTTTTAATTCCTGCTATCGACTTCTGCATTCCTACAAAAGAGTGCTTAGCAGCAACTGATGCAATCCCATAA